GTTTTACGAATATTACCAAGATAAAATAAGAGTAATAGAAGAGATGTTTGGTAAATCTTTAGGTACAGGATTTATTGCTGAGATATATAAAGAGTTTGTAGAAAGCCAACAGACTGATGGATTTTTTAATAAAAAAAGTTTTGATTCTATTATAGAAAAAACTCAAGTACGAGAACATGATCTTTCTTTAGGTATGAGAGATGATAATACCAACAAACTAATTAGAAAAATACCTAAGTTATTTATTACACCTGTAGTAGATGGAAATGGTAATGTAGACCCATCTTTAAAAAGTAGAGATTTAGGTAAAGGCTTACTATTATTGTTTGATGCTGCTTTAGACTATCAAATGAAAATGGAAGTTATGCCAGAGGTTATGGCAATGGAACAACTGTTAAAAGATAATACAATTAAAGAAATTGATACAGATGCTTTTGGAGATGTAATACCTACGTTATCAGGAGTTACTAGAAAGCTTTTTGAAACTAGAAACAATGCAGATGTTTTTACAGGGTATGTTGATCAGTACTTTTTTGCTAACACTGTAGGAACGACTGACATTAAAATAGGTAAAACAAGTGCAATTAAAACCGCATTACAATTAAAACAATATCACTCCCTTATATCTCTTGGGGTAAAGATGCCTGTAGCTGCAGGAGCATTTTTTGCAGGACAATTTGGATTATACCAGCAAGCTACTAAAAACAGATTTATTACTGTTAAAAGTTTAAAAACCTCTCAAGCTGCTTTAATGAAGGCTGACCCTAAAATGAGGGCTATAGCAGAGTATTTTGACATGTATCAAAGAGATGATGCAAAAACTAGGGCAAATAAGTTGTCAGCTAACTATGTTACAAGGCACTTAACAAATGATAAGTGGTTTTCATTCTTATCTACAGCTGACCGTGGTATTGACGCTACTATTTCACACAGTGTAGCTCAAAATATGGGGCTAGACCCAGATACAAACGAAATTAAAAGACTTTCACAGCTACCTGAAGGCACAAAGTCTATTTTAGATTTAATGGAAATAAAAGAAAACCCACAGTGGAAAGGCACTGCAGGTAATGTTTCTAATAAAGCTGTTGATAGGTACATTGTTACTATGCCTGGTATGACAAAAAAACAAGAGTTAGAGTTTCGTAATACTGCAAAACGTGTAAGTGATAAAGTTAAGGGTACAATGTCAGATGAAGATATTGCATTGTATAACAACACTTTATTAATGAGATTTATGATGCACTACAAGTCTTGGTTGCCGGGTGTGGCAATGGAAAGGTTTGGTAAGCAAAGGTACGATCAAATATTAAAAACATTTGACGAAGGAACCTGGATAAGTACATTTAACAATATGGGGATTAGTGGTGCCATGAATTCTAAAGAGGCCTTAGATAAAGAAGTAGGTTTGTTGGGCTATCTAGGTCAGACAGGAAAAGATATAGCAAGAATAGGAATAGACGTTGCTACATTTGGTCTTACGGATCAATTTAAAGTAAAGGAAGATTTAGCAAGAGCTAAGTTTGAGCAATGGGCAGCCAACAATAAAGATAATCCAGAATTTACTGAAAAACTTAAAGACCCAGAGCAAAAAGAAGAAATGTTTAGGGATTTTATAGACATGAAGCGAGGGAATATTAAAGCAAATATAATGGAGATGCGTTTAACAATGCTTTTATGTTATTGCTAATGGCGATGGGAGGTGATTACGATGATGATGGTAAAATTGATATAAGACAAAGCCGTGCAGGTAGAAAGCTATATGCTATAACCAATAGAACTTACCGAGAACTAGCTGTATTTACACAGCCTCAGGAGTTCTTAGAGTCTGGTAGAGCTACTGGTATACCTCTTTTAACTTTAGGGGGCCAATTATTTAAATTGTCAAGTAACACTTTAGATGAAATGAGGGATGACTTACTAGGTGAAGACAGCAACAGGGACAAGACTGAAAGATTTCATTACACATTTAAAATGCTTCCTGGGTTAAATGCTCTTACAAAAACATTAGAGTACAGTGAAAGCGATAAAAACGCAAGGACTTAAGAAGCTGGGAAAAAAAATATTAGAAGTGTTGTCAGAAATAAAAAAGGGGGCATATAACCCCCTTTTCTTTTTGTTTACTCTTCAAATCCTCTAATATCTTTCTTCTCGCTTAGATAGTGCTTTAAATTTAACATCTCCTTATCCATGTCTAATACACTCAATAGTTCTGATTGTTTATCTATTTTTGCATCTAGCTTACTCTCTAGGTCTAGTCTTCTTTCACTAGCCCTGAACAATATTTGACCTAAAGTCTGATCAATTTCCATGTCATGAAAATCTAGTATTTTAAGTTTGTAAAGATCATCCATTTTAGAGTATTTGCTTATTTTTAGTTGCTCGTAGTTTAATTTGTGTTTGTCTGGTATATTAAATATAAATACAACATGATAAGGATCCGGGTCAAAGGAGCTGTCAAAAGCTTCAAACTTTTTTAAGGCCTGCTCAAATTTAGAGAACAAAGGATCCGAAGACCATCTGTATANTAAAACTATTTTATCTATATTTTCTTCGTGACCTAGGAATGCATTCAAAAGTTGATTGTTGTACATAAACAAATGCCTTTCTCCGCCAAGCATAGGTAACAGAAATAGTGAGCACTTTGTTCTTTCAGCTATTTTTGCATTAAAAGTTAAGACACCTTTTTCTATAGACTTTTCAATTATATTGACTTTGTAAGGTTTCTTCTTTACTTCAAATGCATCTCCTAGCGTAACAAAATAATTACCGGGCATTTCTAATGCTGCTATTTCCCCATCTTTACCATTTACGTAGTGGGGTACGATAGAGGTGGTGCCCCCATGAATTTTAAATGCCAGGGGCCCACAAGGTGTAAATATTACTTCTTTGCATTTTATAGACATATTTAACGATTAAAAGGATTAGTAACTAATTTAAGTAACTTTACTCCAGTTTCCCTAAAAACATCCTCTTCATTTTTTAATATGTATATAAGCTTAAAGGTTTCTGTAAATTTATTAATCCCGTCAACAAATCCAAAATGCTCTACATATTTACCTAAAACAAATTTAGGCATTTCAAAATGCTCTACATTCTCTAGAAGTTTATCAGAAGTTTTCTCCCCTATCTTAGGGATGCCTTCTATGCCGTCTGTAGAATCTCCCATAAGAACTTGTTTCCACAAGAACTTTATCGCACTCTGATGATTTACTGTTACTAGCTCTCCCTTCCCATAGTTGTAATGTACACCTACGTTCTGGTATAATACATCTTTGTCAGGACTACATATAACCGTATCTTTATTGTGGTACACGGAAACTAAATCGTCTGCTTCTAGAGCAGGTACAATTTGACAATTCCATTTTTGCTTTAGATATTCTTTAATTGCTGGAAATATAATAGGCTTATCCCCATACTTTCTATTCCCTTTGTAGGGCCTGTTTTTTGCTATACCGTATCTAAAACATTTACCTTGTGTAAGGAACCCTGCATAACTATCTGCTCCTGTTATTTCTAACATTTGAGCGATTCTAGAGTCAATGCCATCAATAGCAATATCTAAAGATTCTTTACCCATCTCATAATAGATCAGACTATCTGCATCTATTAACGCTGTTTTCTTTGCCATTCTTTAAATTTTAATGATTAAACATAATGGGGGAACTACTTAGTTCATTCCCCCATATGTGTTATTATTTACAGAGAATTAATCTCTGCAACATCTTTGTCACACTGAGCTTTGCATGCTGCTTTTTCTTTAACAGCCTCTTGTCTCATTGCGTCCCACTCGGTATCAGTCATAGCAGCGTAAGTAGAACTATGATAAATAGAACCATTTACACCTGAAAGAGATGAATGCACAAAATACTGCTTACATCTAATAGCGCCATCTACATCATCCGGAACTGCACCTACATGCATAGGATCTGCAAAAATGTTGTGTATCTCACCTGAGTAAAACGAAATGTACTTAAGACCACCAATATGAAGACCCTTAACACAAGACATGTCGTCATTAGTGTTTACTTGATCCCATGAATCTAAGCCATGTGTACAACCAACTTTAATAAAATGCCCTAATCCAGCATAACCATTGTTTCCTGCGCAAGAGAAAGGATCTCCACCATTACCCATGATTGCAGGTTCAAACAACCTGTCTTCTATGTGTTCTGGTAAACCATCTCCTTCTATCTCACCTGTATCAGGATTGAACGTACGAGCATAACGATCTACTTTCTCCCCTGTTTCCGTGTCATATTTGTGCATAACTTCTTTAGAAACCTTGTAACCATTTAACAGGCCTTCGTTAGTTATCTTCATTTGATACATGGTAGCTCTTTTCTCAGCTGCTTCTTCAGTAAGTCCTTGTTTTACAAGGTCATCCTTAAGTCTAGGGTGAACGTACTGCATGTTTACAAAGTTAAAGAACTTCTCAGAAAACTCATTACCTGCTCCAGAACTCATCTTCTTCCATAAGATTGGGTTACGCAGCCATCTGGTCCACATTTTAACTAGGGGCATAAAGTCTAGCTCTTTATCCATAGATTCAAATATTCTATCTACAAGTGCTTGCGGCATAGGAATAGAAGATACTATTCCACCGTGCTTAAGAAAAAACTCTCCAGTTGCTTTATTAACATGTATATACTCACACTTTGTAGCAATAGCTTTAGTGTAATCTACAACACACAATGGGGCAAATTCTTCCATTACAGCATTGTATTCTTCTGTTGTGGTTATGTCCTCAGCTTTAGAGCTAATTTCATGCATTTTAGTGTACAGCTCTTTGCTGTAATCTACTGTGAATGGAGTTGTCCCGTAGGAGCCACAGATTTTGTCGTCTATTACATTAATTGTAATCATATTTAATTATTTAATTAGTTAAAATATGTACCGTATTTTATTCCACGGTACTTTGGAATTGTGTAATTGTATAAATTCTTGTATGTATTCAGATTTTAGGCCTAGTTTGTACCTTACATTCTTTCCCCCATATTGAGATGTCTTAGCCTCCTGTTTGTTAGCGACCCATAAGTCTACTTCTGTTTTTGGGTGGTTTTGTAAATTTACAATATGTTTATTAAAGTTATGCGTCAAGAATATGCATTCTGCTAGCACCTGGTCTTTGTATTCTACATAATCATTCATCATGTCAAATACTTCTGCATAATCGTCTAACCAACCATCATACACAATAATAGGACTGTAGTTAACGTGCACATCGTATCCGGCATCTATAAATGCATCAATAGCTTTTATTCTGTCAATGATTTTAGATGTGTTAGGCTCATGTAAATCTGCCTTGTGCTGAGGCATTAAACTAAATCTTATACGAACCTTTCCTTCAGGGTTAAATGATGTTAAGTCTGGATTTACATATTTAGTTGCAAAGCTAGCCATGGCAACCGGGTGATCTCTAAAAAATTCAAACACTCTTTTCCAATTATGATGCTTAGCATGCAACGCAAAATCCTCGTTGCAGCTAATATCATAAGTTGTAAATTCTTTGTGTGTTTGGTTGGGTTTTTCTACTGGTGTAAAATACGCATGATTATTAACCGCAGTTAATATATCACCTGTGTTTACAGCAACAGATAACCCTTTTGGTTTGTGGCGTTTCATATAACAATACGAACAGTTATACAAACAACCATACCCAAAACTAGGACTTATAAAATCCGTAGACCTCCCAGAAAAACGTATTTTAAACGTCTTCCTGGTGTCTTTAGTTATTACTCCCATACGTCCCTAGCTTTTGCTTTGAGGTAGATTTTGATTTCTTTAGCTAGTTCTTTATTAAAAACATAACTATCTCCCCATTTTCTTGTTTTTATCCCAGATATACAATTTAACATAGGTTCAACTTCTTCAGCAAATTCTACTATATTATCGTATTGATTTAATAAATCTAAATCTGCAATTTTTGCATTACTAATATCTGACAAAACAAATAATTCTTTAGATTTTTCTTTTACTATGTCCTCATCATCACACTCATTACAAAATTTCTGAAACTCAAACAACTTGTCCAAATGTTTTATTTGATCTGGGGCTAATTGCTTTGCTTCATCATACATTTCTCCGTAGTATTCGTTTCTTAGATCTATTAAATTACAGTACTTCTCACAAAGCTCAGGGTGTATAAAATCTAAGCCCCCCATAAATTGAAAAAGATTTATTTTATCCATTTTGTAAGCTGTGTAGTATTTAATTAAGCTTTTATCTACAGTATATTCATTATTATCATTTACTTGTAGAAAAAACTCATCAATATGCCTAACATTTGGATTTTTAGCAATAAATTTAACTTTATTCTGACTAACACGTATTAGCTGAGGGTGTTCCCACCCCTGCTTAGGGACAGCCCACTTTTCATACTCACCATCCTCCGGCTTAAAGCTTCTATTCCATCTTTTAAATCTAACAGGAGGATTATCAAACCAAAAAACTGGTTCGGTCCTTGCGTCACTGTACCAAGTACTATTTGGGTAAACTTGATTGTGTTTTGGAGCTGATGCCATAAGTAATCCAGCAGCAGCCTTCATTTTATCCTCGTCCTCTCTAGTACAGTAGTAAGTACGATAATCGCTATTCATAAGATCAATAGTTTTAGGTTCTATTTTATCCATAGTAAAATTATCATCTTTCTTATCGTCAAATCTAACAGTGTAAGCAACTATCCTTTTTTCTATCTCTCTACGATCTGCTGGAGATAAATCAGAAAATTTAGACTTTTCTTGTTGCTGTGCCTCTTCTTCTTTGTAGTCTTTTAACCACTCCTCAGGTACTTCTGTTTCGTCATAATTATTATACCACTCTGAAGATTCAATAAGCTTAAGAACTGCATTACGCTTAGCCTCAACTCTATTTCTTTCTTTCATCACTTTTTGAAGCTGATCAGTTCTGCCTGAGCACATTTGTATAGCGCTTTCAAACTTTTCATCTAGATCCTCAAGAGTATAAGTAGAAACGTGAAACGGATTGTAAGAATCTTCTGGGTTATTCATAAGATATGCATCTTTGTACTTAGACCATTTGTCTTCTCTAGAATAAAAATGTTTAGCATCAAAACTACCCCACATTTTAACTACCTCTCTTTTAATCTCATCTCTAGTTTTAACAGGCTCCATAATAGTTAAACCTTCAAACAATTTAGAAATTGGACCATATTTAATTCTAGGGTCAGGACTAAATTTAGGTTTTAAGGCTTCTGTATCTACTATACGTGCTAACCTACTGAGTATTCTGTTTTCACTATTGTTACCAGAAACTATAGCTCTACAAGCATTTATCCATTTAAGGAAGTCTGTTTCTTGCAACTCTTCTTCTATAATGTCACTAGCTTCTTGAGCTGCAGCCATAATCACACCTTTAATATAGTTCTTAGTAGCTTCGTTCCATATAACTTTCTCACGAGACGGAGTAACGTCTACACCTTCCTGCAGTACAGTTTCTGAACCGTCTTCGTTAGTAACAACTTGCCTGGCTGGACATTTAAATGCAACAGAACCATACATTTGCTCCATTTCTAACTCTTTAAAGTCAATATAACCATAATTAATACCTGTTGCAGAGTCTTTATCTTTAACAAGTACAATGTGTGGTTTACTGTAGTAATGAGAGTCAGATACTATAAGGTTCTTAGAATTGTAAAGTATATCAGCTTTAAAATGAATATTTCTAGTGTAATTGTCATCTTCAGAATCTACAGTCTTAAAGTTAACATTATTAAAATACATTAACTGCTCTTCTACAGCTTCTTCAAACTTATTACGATTGTGTTTCTTAACCCCAAAAGATACAGTGGTTTGGTTTGTAGAATCAGTTGTAACGTAATGCACCTTAGTACCGTCACTAAATGTTACAAATGGATTTTGCTGTCCAGTCTTTACATTAAATGCAGGTATAATAAAGTCTGTTTTGTAGTTGTAGCAATTACATTTAAACCTCATGCCATTATACACTGTTTCTATAGTGTAAAAATCTACACCTGTTGACAATGCAGCTTTTGCACCAAGGCCAAATGCACCGAAGTTCTCACTGGTATTTCTTTTCGTAGAATAACCCAGTTCTAATATACCCTCTAAGCGTCTTGCCCCAATACCTACACCATAGTCAGTAACTGCAAACGTATCACAATAACCTACACCTTCATTTTTAGTGTATACTAAATCTATTTCTGATGCAGTGTTTAAGTGATCTCTATTATAATAGTTTATGTCAAAGTTGCTGTCTTCATACTGAGCACCATGTCTTTCAATGTAGTAATCTTCAACTTTCTTTTTACCCATCAATATTTCTATAGCTACCTCTTTCTCACGCTGAGAGTCACATGCGTTTGTAACCAGCTCTCTAATTGTAGACTGTACCGGCATAGAATACTGAGTTGACTGAAGAATGTCAAACACCATCTTCTCGGCACCTTTGTTAATCTTCTTAGCAATACCGGCACTGCCACGCATTGGTTTGTCGATTGTTTTAATACTCATGTTTTTAATTTTAATTAATTTCTATCAAGTCTGTCTTGATCCATTTTATTTTCTTGGTAATCTTCATACTGTTTTTCTTCGTACTCATATGTACTTACAGGTTCTTCAAATATGTCTAAACAGTTATCACATACATACCCTTCTTCTGGGTTTGTGTGCTCAAAGCATTCTATACATAATCCATCTTCTGAGATTTTTGCCCCACAACAATAGCTTGGGCCGTCCTCATTATCTGTGTACTCGTACCCACAGCATGGGCTTACTTGTTCACTCATAATTTATTTATTTTAGTGGTAAAAAAAAGAGCCCTTAAAAGGGCCCTTTGTTATAATTGTTTAATGAGTTCTACAACCTCATCTACTTGCTTTTTATTCCGAGGCATAAAGAGCACGTATTGTTGATTGGTGTCCTTAAGGTGTTTCTTAAATAGCTTCCACCTTAAAGGAAAAGACTCATTTGCATACCCTTTTGTCTCAATGATCCACTTTTTACTAGGATCTACAAAATCTGGTGTGTACGTTATAGGTCTAATTTTACTACCCTTGTTGTACAGCTTTCTTGCAGTTCCTTCGTAACATGCTTGCGGGTACACCAAACCTTCAAAGATTGTAAATGTAGTTTCCTCATATTCTACAGGTATCTCAGCTTTTTCTAATTCTTTATAGCAATACAGCTCTAAGTTAGACTGAAAGTTTTTGCCGTCATATGTAGACTTCTTGGCATTCTTAACTTTAGATCTTCCTGGTCCCTTAACTCTTTTTCTCCACGCCATAATTCATGATGTTTGTTTGAAGGTACCCTTCCAGACCTCTGTTCTTATTCCAAATAAACGCTTGACCACATCTTAATGTACCTACATACCCTTGTGTTTTGTGCCAAGCATCATTACCACATATAGATGGTATAAACCTAACTTTAGTTCCCATGTACTCATTTAGCATCTCTTTATGCTTATGACCACAATGTACTTCCCTAACTTTAGCTCTACTCCACATCTCTGGTTGCTCTGTAGCAATTAATAAAGGTAACTCCTGAGGCTTTTCCTTATCTCCATGTGTAAACATAATCATGTTAATTCCATACTCATAATACTTACGAGTGTCTAGACTGTTGTCTACTGTTACATTTTTATTGTTATGATACATGGCGTTTAAAACCTCCCCTACATAAAACATTCTTTCAAAATCATGATTACCTTGTACAACTATAACGTCTACTGGCGCATGCTCTGCTAAGTAATCAATAGCTTTCATAACTAAATGCCAATAGCCTCTAAAAGACTGTCTCCACATCATACTATCTTGTTGAGGTGTTCCTTTAGTTGTAGCCATAGAATAACCTTCAGAATTAAGACCGTCATTACCTACAGGCAATAAGAATCTTTCTATTTCAAGGCCATCTGCTTTTCTATGTAAATCTACAATAGCTTTCATGTAGTTCTCCTCCATAGTTTCAGGGGACTCATCAGTTATTTTACCGTAATGAATGTCTGGTAAAGAGATCTCGTATAATACAGGATCTTTTGGTTTAGTGTATTTAATTTTCTTAACTACGTGAGAGTTGTTTTTAATATAGTTTAATAACTCATTCTTAACTTGAGGCTGTTCATGCCACTGGTTGTGAGTTACTATGCTATACCTCTGTTCGCCTTGGAAATTTTGCCAAAACTTAACAGATTTTACATCCTCCATAGTTAATCCGTTGTCTAATAAATGTTTTGAGAATGCTTGACTTTTACTTATATCGTGCCCGTTCTCATTATTCATTCTTTCTTGCACCCATTCTTCAGATGTGACTATTTTTTTACAGTCTTTTATAATAGATATATCTACATCCCATTCATCTGCAAGATACTGCGCTCCTTTTTTTAGGTATCCTTTCTTTACTCTTAACTTTTCAATGATTTCGTCTCTTGTCATTTTAATATGTTTTTAAGTTCTGTTAAATTACCTACCTTATCAACCAAGTCAGAAGGATCTTTAGATCTAAAGTTGTCAGGTATGCATATATTCTTAAAACCATATAAGTCACAAATTTTGCTAGCCATAGTCTGGCCCGGATTAGTCGCTTTATCAAAGTCATTGTCGTACAAGATTTCTATATTTTGGAATCTTTCTTTTAGCTCACTTATTAGTTTTTCTTCAGGAATTTGCATCTCACTTTGCATAGCTATCGAATGATACCCAGCACTGCTTAAACACATTACATCTTTTAATGAAGAAGTGATGATTAGTCGCTCACCTTTATTTGGGAGTTGGTTATAGCCTTGCACGTCTGTCTTTTTTGTGTTGCTTAACCATTTGTTTTTATCATCATAAGGAGAATAGATCTTGTATCTACTATTGAATTTGAAAGCGTAAGTAATTGATTTGCAAGTGAATCTAACTCCATTCACCCATAAATGACTTATCGGCTCTACATCAAAACTACGTAAAACTTTCTTACTAACAAAGTATTTCTTCCAAAACCTCGCGTCATCAGCCGACCAAAGTCGGTTTTTCTTCTTAATAATGACTTTAGGTTTGGTATACTTTGGAGAGTTATTTTGCCTGTAAGCCATTGTCCCCATAGTAAATTGTGTACCTGGGGCAACAGAAGACAGACCTAATTTAAAATCACAATCAATTATTCGCAAAGCTTCTACGAAAGAGCAATTGTATTTGTGCTGTATGTAACTAAAACAGTTAAAAGTATGATCAGGGTTCCCAAAATCTTTGTACAATAGTTTTCCGTTGTAAGGTATAATAGAAACTGTGGGAGATTTGTCCTCCCTCAGTTCACTATTAAATTTCTTACCTAACTTTCTAAAACTAGGACAGTAATACACGAAAATGTCATACTCAGTAACTTTACCGAGTATAACATTTGTGTGTAAATGGTCTTCACTTCCTCTACTGCGTATAGCCATTAGAAGGGCGCGTCCGTTGTTACTTTGTTAGCGTTTTGAGGAGTGTCAGGCATTGACCAATCCTCTTCTTCTTCAACAGCATCTGGAGACACTAGAGTTGCTGTGGAGACGTGTGGTCCCCAAGACAAATCAGTGTTAAAGTCTGCATTAAATGTACCGTAGTCATCATTTAGAGCTTTAATAAATAGATCATCTCTCTGTGGCTTAATTCTACCAAAGTACTTAGTGTATACTTGCTGATACTTGCTATCTTTAACACCTATAAGAACTCTAACCTGGTTCCCTGCAAGAGCTGTAACAAGAGATTTAACCTCTGCCGTGTTACCTGCTGCAATAGCGTCCATAGTGTCAAACGTAACTTCATCGCCTGACGCTACGTTAGCCCATGCTTTAACAAAGTTAATAAGAGTCTCNTCACCTGTGTAAGCTTTTCTTTGCCCTTCTTTCTTCCACCACTCATAAGATGGAGNTTCTGTAGACCANGTAGATTGGCCAATAGCATTCATCCACTGATGTTTGCCGGTTTGAGAAACTCTAGATTTATTTTGCATTAGAATTTCTAGCTTAAAATTACCATCAGAATTAGATAGCCACAATACAACCTTGTTGTACGCTTCACCACTAAACTCTACACTGTAGTTTGGTTCTTGTTTAACATTTATGTCCATTGCGTGTAGTTCAGCCATTGTTGGATTCACTGCTACAACGTTAACATTAGTAAGGCCTGAGAATGTTTTCATTCCCCCCATTACTTCTTCTGTACTTGCATTACTTTTAATTGCCATAATTTTTATTGGTTTTTAATTATTAATATTCAATTGATTCGTCTTCATCGAAAGATTCTCCAAACTCTTCAGCTTTTTGTTCTTCTACTAAATCATAAGTTTCTTCCATTGTAGGAGGCGCATCTTCTACTGGAATACTTGTCTGATTAGGGTCTGCAAATGGTTGTGTGTCATCTACAAACTCGAAAGATAGTTTCCTAACTTTTTTAGCTTTCTTGCCTTTTAATGTAGGGTGCATAAACATTTGCTTAACTTCCCAAGATTCTAAAGAGTATTTGTTTTTAATACCATCACGATCAATACCATTCTCTAAGTCATTTATGATCATGGTAGTTGTTATTTGTGCAGGTTTTGTTCCTGTTGTAGTACTAGGCTCTACAGCGCTTCTTGATTCAATCATTTTTTAATTTTAATCTATAAATATTTTTGACCATTCTAAAGGCATAGTCTGACCTTTTAAGTGTTCACATCTGCTACCTGCAACAATATCGTCAAGCGAGTCAAAAGAAATCATAGTTTCTTCTCCTTCTCTAAATATGTAACCAACAGCATCTGCGTTTGCGCATGTAATTTGCTTGATCTTACCTGTAAGGTCTAGGTCTTTAACGGCAACCTCTTTACCTTTCTTCTCAAGCATCTTGTCTTTTAGGTGACCTACTAAGATTATGTGATCCGCTAGTTTATTCAGTTTGTCTATCCATTCTTTGTAGGCCATTCTTAAGTATAAGTAGCCAGCGCCATTAGGCAATGATAGTACTGATGCACCAGGGTTCTTTTGATCAAAGTTTTTACCCATTGGAGTTTTCATGTAAATTTGTTTAGCATATCCTTCACACATCTCTTCTAGTTTAGAGATAGTGTCAATAGCTATATACTTGTAAGGCCTTCCTTCCTTCATAATTGCTGTACCAACAGCTTGTAAATCTTTTAAACTGTTAGCTTTTACTTTTAAAGCGTCAACCATATCTGAACCGTCTTCTAAATCTATTATTAGACAGTTATCTAACTGTGATAACACTGTAGTCTTACCTATCTTAGGGGGACCATATATTATCATGTTTTTAGGTGATTTACGGGTAGCTTTTACTTTACTTTTTGGTAAATTCATAATTTTCTGTATATATTATTTTTTTCTTTCATTAATTGTAAATGTTGACATCTCAGCTTCAAATGGTATCATACCTAGCAAGCCATCTCTGTTCTTTTCTACATGAACAGCTAGTAAGCCTACCGGATCTTCACCGCAATATGAATCTGTAATTCCATACAAATCATAAGGACGTTGTATCATCATAACAACATGTGCATCCTGACCAATACTGTCACCACCGAACAAATCTGTTAGTAATGGTTGGTACTGAGCTTTAGCACGATACTCTTGTTCTATGTTACGGTTAAGCTGTGACAATAGTATGTTTATAGTACCCATTTTTGATTGCATCCACATACATCCTTTACTCACTTCGTTTAGTTTTTGTAACTCTTGGTCTTTTCCACTTAGAATTAGTCTTGAATGGTCAAACACATTTACAATAGTGTAATCTGGTTTTTTGTTAGTTATATCAACGTTTGTTTCTTTAATAAAATCCATGTCTCTTGGCACGTTATTAAAGAACACAGGGTAATGTGCGTACTTTAAAACTTCCTTCTTAAACTTTTGATAAGCATCATCTTCTAGCTTTCTCTCAACTGACAGCAAGTCACTAACCTGTTTACCTGAGCCTTTTGCACCGGCACGCAATATCTGCTGATAGCCTGGCATCTCGAAGCTCCAATAAAGAACTAGTAGTTTTTTGTGTCTGTTTGTGTCTAGCAAGTCAAAGATTAACTGATTACTAAATGCTGATTTACCTACACCCGGTCTACCTGCAATTACATACATTTTACCTGGTTGCAGGCCACCTAACAAGTTTTTGTTTAACCTTTCCCACTTTGTCTTGTACACTTCTCTTTCACCTTTAATGCCACTTTCTACCTGATATAAAGAAGCACTAATAGCTTTGTTTATGCTTTTAAAACCTCTATTTTTAAAGGGATCTTGTGATTCTTGGTCTGTCTTTGTCTTTTGTGTCATCTTCTGTTATGTTTTCATACTTTTCCCAAGTATGGTTATTAATCCAAGTTTCTAAATTTTGCATGTACGCAAGGTTGCTGCGCTCTATAGTTAGCTGTACATTAAGTAAAGCTATAATGTTAGTGTGCACATGAGACTTGCCTTTTACAAGTTTTCGATACTTATTTCTAGCTTTGTCATTAGACTTAGCGTCTGGATTAGAAGCATGCAGTATACGTACACCATTGTTAGTGTTAACTTTCATAGGGTACGTATTTACTAATTGAGCAAACATAGAATCAAAGTCGTTAACAAACAGATCAATAAACTCTTGTCTAACTGTGTGATTTGCTATCTCTTCTCCTAATTTTATGTAGCTATCTGCTTCTAGTTTTTGCCAGTCAATGTTTAAGTTCA